AGATCGGAGGTGCGTCAGCATACGACTAAACGCAGACTGATACCCTAACTCCCATCGGCTGTTGTCCGATCCTAAAAAATTACTTGCTTCTGCTAACGCACCGTACAAATAAAGTTCTGGAGCAGTTTGAAAAAGCACGTTAGTTGGCGCTGAATCTGACAAAGTATCTACTTCAAAATAGTAAATAATTTCCAGAATGTCGCTTGCGGTCGTAGTTGGTGTTGGAAAAAACAAAAGCTTGCTCGCTTCACGCGCAAAATATTGCGGTGTTCCCGAATCTTTTACATAAGAGCGTAGCTGCGTGTTACTTATACGCTGAAGGGGTTTGTCGTTGTAGAAGACATCTTTGACTTCTAAAAAGTCAGCAGGAATTGTTGTGCGGCCATCTGAGTCTACAGTTACGATAGCCTTTTTTTCTAGTGTTGGTATACGTACTTCGTGCGCTATTCGACTTTCAGCAAGCTTAATAAAATCTGGGATTTCGGCTGTTAAGTCAGTCCTGTTTAACCAATTAGCTACCGAACTTTTTAATTCATCATATGTTGCAAGGCTCATAATCTACCGCCGCCTGTACGCAGGTAAGCGTACTCAGGTGAGTTAAGCTTTTTCTTCATTCTTCTGAGGTCTTCACGGTTTGGCGACATTACATTAATACCTTCATTCATCCATTCGATAGCAACGACATCAGGTATAGTTGCTACACGAACCATGTCTCCCATTTTCTTTCCTTCGGCCTGCTCTCTAGCGCGTTTATTCGCTTCTAAAATCGCACTGACATCCTGAGAATGTGAGATATGAAATGTGTCTTCGCTGACATCGTGATGAATATTTGCTTTTAACTCGCCGGACATTAAGAACCCCAAAAAATGAATAAAGGATGGCCCCGGAGGGCCACCCAGTTTTGTTGCTATTAAGCATTCAGTGCTTCGATAAGACCGGAAGCCTTGTCGTTTTCACAAACCAAAGTAAGCTCAGTAAGCATTTGACGCTTATCAGAGTCACCTTGCTTGGCAAGAACGATAGTCTGCATTGGACGCAGAACAGCACGGCTCCAATACTCAGTGTCGAGTACCAGGCAGGTGTTTGCCTGAAGGAAGCGATTTGGTACAACTGAACACTCGCCGAATGGGCTAACGTAGAGGTCTACGCTGTTCACTATCTTGGTGCCAGTGCTAAAGTCACGCTCACGGCCCGCTGATGCCGCGAAGTTCGCAACAGTTACAGAGTGAGATGGAGTAACCTGAATCTGGTTGGGATCGCCACCAGCTTCGTACACGTCCTGCAAAACACCCAGCAGCAGTGTTTCAGTGAACGCACGGTTAGAACCAGCAGTTGAAGTGGTAGAAGCATCAATTTGATTCTGAGCAGAGGTCAACTGACGAGCAGTTGTGGCGTTGCCCGCAGTACCTGCTTGCAAAGCACCAACGAAGGCATGCTCAATGTCACGACGCATTTCTTTGCCTTTCATGGCGATGTTCATCTGCAAATCGCTTGAACGTCCGTAAGTATCAACGGCTTCAGAAGTACCTGAAGACTGTACAACCTTAGTGAAGATTTGAGTGTTAGCGTTCTTCATAGTTGTGGTGTTGTTACTAGCAGCGCCTGCATCTGCGCCTTCAACTGCGGCGTTAGTGCCTACAGCCGCAAGCTCACTTTGCTGCCACTGGTGTAGAGTGGCTGACGCGGAGCTAGAACCAATTGAAGAAGTGAATGGGGTCAGCGTAGGGCTGATGTCATAGATGATATCTTCGATATCTTCTTTCTTACCTACTTGGTTGTAGGTTTTTAAAGTATTTGCTACTACTGGCATGATAAATTTCCTAAAGTTAAGTTCTATTCAAGAGGGCTTGAACAGCGTCTTCCATAGACCCAGATTTTTTTAGACGGTCACGCGCTTTGCGATAGTTGTCTTTCTTACCTAAATCTTTTGGTTCAGCTTTCTTGCCCGATAAAGTTTTTTTCGGAGTCGCTTTTACTTTCTTTTGCGTTTCCGTTTTAGCCCTATCAAATTGCATCGCCTTGTACAAAGCCGTAATCATGCGGTGGTCATGTACCTCATTAAATTCTTCGGTAGTGACACCTAACGATCCGGTTGCGTACTCTCCAATCGAGTAGTACAGATCGTTATTCCAATTAGGGATTGTAGATTTGAGAACAGTCAGACTTTCTTTGGCGTTTTCTTTCATTGCCGCCTGTTGCTGTGCCTGCGAACGCTGTTGATGCTCGTTAGCTTGTGCGCGAATAAAATCGTGCGTCTGCTTCGTTTGCTCATACATAGCCTTGGCTTGCTTATATTGATCAGGGTTTTGCACTGCCGCTTGCTCCCAATCCACGTTGTCAAAACGTGATAGGTCTGCACCGGAGGCAGTCAAGAGGGCGCTAAGTGTGGATTCGTAGTTTGCAGTTTGTTCTTCTGCGGCTTTACGCTGTTCGGCAACAGCTTGCGTCTTCTTGGTGTAATCTGCTTGTCGCATATACCCAAGTTTGATCTCATCGACTGACAGCTTTTCACCATCAACCTCAATCGTTCCTTCGGTAATGACATCAGGTTCATCTTCAGATTCCTCTTCAGTCTCGTCGGTTAGGTCTTCGACCTCCTCAGATTCTTCCGTTTCTTCTTCGACTTCCTGCGACTCGTCGATCACTTCATCAGTAGCCTCTTCGACTACCTCTTGCTCTTCTTCAGGCGTTTCGGTTTGTTCCTCTTGCGGGGACTCCAGTACAGCCGTAAGTCTAGCGATAATATCGTTATCACCTGCTTCAGCAGAGTCCGGTATTGCGGTTTGCTCTTCTGACATGGGTATTCTCCTATTTTACACAACTTCTTCTTGTGTCGCCAACTCGTAGTTGTTTATGAGTCCGGCAAATTGTTGGACAAACATCTGACCAGCCTTAAACATGGCGTACAGACGTTCTCTTTCAGCATCAGCTTCTGGTGGTGTAGCCAGGATTTGATCCATGATCGAACGATTCATATTTTCAAATGCCTGGTTAAACACCGCGCTGTTTAACATTTCTCTTGAAGCTTCCGCTTGGGATGCCATTTCACCTACATCTTCGTTACTCATATAAACTCCACTACGTGGTTGGTTTGGGTTTTGGGTTTGCACTAGCCAATCGCCCCCTTGTGGGGGGTCTTGGTAGCGTGGTGTCTTGGTCTAACTTTCCATCTTTCCATTTTCTAAAATCGTCAAACGCCTGTTTGCGCGTTTTCTTTTTGGCGTACTTTTTGTCGTGCGCTTTCTTAATAAAGTCTTCTAGTGCTTTCTCATCGACTGGCATAAATCACCCGATTGATACGTTACGTTTTTGTTTAGATTCAAGCTGAAGTTCTGCCTCTGACATTTCCATATCGTGCGTCTGCTTCTCAACGTCGAGCATCAACCGGCTCTCTGTCTCTTCTTGGTTGTGCTGCATATTTTCCATCTCGATAAGCATTTTGTTCTGCTCCTTCATCACATCGAGTTCTAATTGACCTTCCAGAACGGCAACCTGTCGTGCGGTCATACCAGCGTTAAACTTCTCAACTTCTGCCTGCTTGGCTGCGGCTTCTTCCTGTTGCTGTTGCATCTGCTGCTGCTGTTGTTGGAACTCTGGGCTGTTCGGATCGAACAAGTACATACCGGCAGACTTTATGTTCAACAACTCATATGCACGACTGAGCAGCGCGTGACGCTGCGGCGCGTTGTACATGCCGCCCACATTAGGATCATTAGGGTTTAGGGTGAACTGCTGATCAAGTGACAGTAGTAGCTGCGCTTCCTGTGCCTGCTCTTCAGGCGTTAGGGCCACAGCCACAGTCATCTCTGTGCGATCACCCAAGAACTGCGGATTGACAGGCACGAACTGACCATCCAACTGGATCATCTTCTCTTGGCTCTCGTTCTCTATCGCCAACCTGTAAATGTCGTGCATCAACGGCTTTAAGAAATTCTCAGCCAGGTTACGCGCCATCACCATAATTCTACGGTTGCTGGCATTCATAAACTGTGTAATAAGGTCAGAACTGTTCTGCTTACTGACAACAGTGCTGTCCATGCCTCGCGCCATGCGGCTCATACCGCTGCGCGCTTCCTTCTCAGTCTCTAAGTTCTCAATCGCCTGGAACACGGTGCCCGATAAGTTCGGCATCGGCATAGGACGTACCACGTTCTCAGGGTTCGGGCTGTTAACGTCGATAACCGCACCGACCTTGTTGTCCAGCAGGTCGCGTGGGTTCTTAACCAACGACAAATTAGCGATGAACCGTGAGGTGTTGGTCATAAACGTGTGATCAACCACGCCGCGCTTCAGACTGCTCTGAGTCTTCTGGATATCAAACAGCACATCCGCAAGGCTCATACCGTGGAACCTGTGAGGTAGTGGGAAAGGTGTGAAGTAACGGAAAGGCTTCTCGCTTACGATCTCAACGTCCAGTAAGACTCTGCGGCTGTGAAGCACCTTCAGCACTACGCACTTCTGCAAGTCGTCGCGGTACTTCTTCAAGTACGACTCATAAATAGTGACATACTCACGGTCGTGATCTGCCTCATACGAGTCATCGTGCCGATACCCATCAACAGAGTCTCTACCTAGCGACCCGTCCTCGTGCATGTCCTTGTCTTCATCCAGCTTGGCGACTAACTCAGGGTCATAGCCCTCGCTTAGTAACTCGCCACGCGTTCTGCTTGTGCGGTGCGAACAAAAATCCGCATCCTCTTCATCTGTAGCACGAGGTGTTACAAGGAAGTCTTCAGGCGGTATCACCTCAATGCAGATTTTGCTCTTGTCGATCTTTCTGACAAGCTCACCGCTGTACATTACCTGCGACATCTCCATCATCTGGCCTGTCTGCGGGTCTTGCACCTGAACCGACTGTATATCTTCTGCGTACTCAGTGATTGTTACATCGGGGTCTGCACCGATTTGGTTAAACCCAGCCTCATCCAACCCCTCAAACGTCTCCTCGTCGTACTCGTAATAGTCCTTATAGTAACGCTTAACAATGCCCGTTTTAGCGACCAGGGCATCGTGGATCACATCGTGCAGAACCTTTGACCCCTTGTTCTCACGGTAGAAGATGTAGTTAGTCAGCGCAGTCGCCATCTTCGCAGGCACAAAATCCTCTGAGGTTTGCGGATCGAACCGGCAGATGTCTCTATCTGCACTGAATGTCTCCATCAGCATGGCCTTAACACTCTCGACCGCGTCAAACACATCCATCGAGACGTGTTGCGATCTTCCAGGGCGCTCATTGCCCATCGGCTGACCGTAGTAATACCGATGACCCTTATCACGCTGCTGACCTATCTCGCTCTCAGCATATGAATCTGCGGCGTTGATGTTGTTCTCTAGTGAGGAAAGCAACTCACCTTCATTAATTTCAGAAACTATATTCATTTGTCGTATATCCTGTTGAACCGTTAGTTAATTGCTCTCGCTCTACCGCGTTCTGGCCGAACCGCGTTACGCTAATAGCTGAATATCGTGTAGCGTCCATAAGGTCATCGAACTCCTTATGTATCTTTCCCTTTTTGCGGTGATACCGCCTAAACTCCTCAAACCAAGGCACCAGATTGCTGAACACTCGTAACCGCCCAGTTCTAAACCGTTCTAACATCTCCATAAGCCCTGGCTCGACAAAGTTAGTGCCGTCAGGGTTAGTAAACTTGCCGATCATCAACACGCCGATCTCTAAATACATCTCTGCCAGCGTCTTACCGCTGCCCTTCTCCGTGTTGTCGCCGTCGTGCGGGTATATGCAGGGGATAGTCTTGCCACGGCTCTTGATAACAGCGCCGTGTACCGCTGGAACCTCGCCCTCCTTCTTATATGCGTCGTACACATAGATAACATCGCTGTCAGGGTCGTAGGCCGTCCACACACAGGTGGTCGGGTGAGTAATACCGAAGTCCACAGCGCACAATTTCTTGTAGTGCGCCGGTATCTCAAACGGCTCGACCTTTATAGCCTCTTCGGTTATGGGGAACACCATGCCCTCACCCAACACTGGGATACCTTTCGACCGCATATCGCGCTGGTACTCAGGTATCGCAGCTAAAAGCTGCTCTTTAGTCTCTTCGGTGATGTGTGGCGCGTCATTCCATGTAACATTTTGCAGGTACTGGCCCTTATTCGGGTTGTCCATGAACTGACTTACCAGTTCAGTCATCCCGTTTTCCGGCGTCAAAGTACCGACGAGGTAGCCGCCCTTTCCATCATTACCTGTCGCTGTTCGCGTTAGACACTGTGGGTATATTGTGGGGTCGGTCGGCTCCTCGTCGATCCAGATATAGTCCTGACTTGAACCCATAAGGACATGCTGCCCCTGAGTGTAGGACTTAAAACTTACTAAACTTGTATTACCAGCCGCATGCCTCACAGCAACATCCCGTGGGAGCCTTGGCGTCCCCATCGCTGGGGTTACCTGGTAGATGAGCCTTTGAGGTATTAAGCCAGAGCCGTCAAACTTACCCTCACCCAAGTACATACCCATCAATTCCTTGACGATTACGTCCCTCAACTGCTCACCGGACACACCCAAGCACCATATCTTTGTTGGTCGGGTGAACCTGATACCCTCCCACCAGTCTGGATATAAGCCTGTGAGGTGGAAAGCTACTTCTGCTGCCTGTGATGCAGTTTTGCCAACCCTATTGGCCGCCATCAGCATTCTTTGCTTGTTAGCCTTTCCGGCTTTGTAGAACTCTTCCTGCCAACCGTATGGCTCCCAATACTTTAGGCGGTTTTGCGCTTTGTGCAGCTTTACCACGCGGATGGCTTCCGCAATTTTTTCCGCCTTATTTTTTTGGGCCGCTGTCAGAGCAGGTACTTTCTTTTTTGAACCCGATTTTTTTGAAGTCGCTTCTGTCACAAAAGGGCCGCCCTATATGTACTCAGATATGTGGGGGCGTATGCCCGCCCAGAGGTACCTGGATTTTGCGAAGCGACTTCAAAAGCGCCGATCCTGCCAGGTTTCAGGCCGCAGTGATCCAAAAACTGTACCAAATGCCTGTAAGTCATTGATTTATAACGATATATGTCCCACCATGAATGGGAGCGATCATAACTTAGTAGGATCAATGCCAGCATCCTTCAAGCTTTGCAGCGCAGCATCTATGTCGTGGTTAACAGTGACATCGCCTGATAGGTTAGCATCTACTTCGGTCTTATCCCTCCAGCCTGCTCGGTTCTTCAGGAAGAATATCTGCGCTGACGTGTTGGGCTTGTCCCCAGTTGCGCCTTCAAACAGCGCATTCGTCACCGCGCCGATGCCCGCTTGCTTGCCAGCCTTTAATGTGGTGCAGAATGTATCGTCTTCACGCTTACGACGTGAGATGGTGGA